GACGGCGCCGTCATCTATGTCAGCAGTAAAGTTAGCATTTGCGCCTGAACCTGTAATTGTTTCTGTAGCAGACGTGTAAGTTTCACCTGCGTATTCTTGTTCTAATCTGTAAACACCAGCGTTTGATACTAATGCTCTACCAATGATTGCTTCATTATCTCTTGTAGTTACCGTTGCTGTTACCGGTGTTTCGTTAGGGTCAACACCTGAAGCAACAGAACCTTTTTCACCATAAGAGTTGTTAGAGTTTAGTGAACGCATTACACCACCTGAATCTGCAAGATAACCAACGTGGCAGTAATATGTAAATACAGATACTAATTCTGATTTAGAACCATTTAGTACCCAAACACCGACACCATTGTCAAGTACCTGTGTAAAATCGTTTGCAAGTATAGATTTGAAACCTGCATTGTGTAAAGAACCATCAATTTTAATACCAATTGCTCTTGTACCAATTGATGAGCAGTTTTGTACAAAAGGTGACCTTGCAACAATGTGAGTTGATGTGTCAGTTGGACCTGAACCTGGGTCAAGAGCACACACAACACCAGTTGCTGTTGCACCTGTACCAGTTGTTGGTCTTGTAATACCATCTGCACTAGCTGAACCTTGTAATTGACCTGTCATACCACTAAATGTCATACCAGATAATGTACAAGAGTCATTTAATCTCCACATTGTCTGTCTGTTATTTGGCGTTGAACCGTCACCTGAAATACCTGCACCATTACCATTGTTAGTTGTAGTATCTGGCGAAACGGTAACACTTCGTAAGTTGTCACCTATAATAGCAGTTTTTCTAGGAACCGTAATTGGTAATTGTTCAGTATATGTTCCTGTTGCAACTTTAATTGTTTTGAAATTTGTAGTATCTGAAGCTAATTGTGTACAAGCATATTTTAATGTTCTCCAAGGTAATTCTGGAGAAGTACCTCTGCCTGTATCTGTATTGTCTGTACCTGTTGTTGATACATAATAAACTTTGTTTGCTACATTAGGTAATGCCCATACAATATCAGTACCATCTGATTTTAGGAAAGTACCAGCTGCACCGATTGGTAATCTAACTCGTTGAGTTGCGTCTCTAGTTAAAATATCACCTCTTGTAGTTAGAGTTGCGTTTGAATCTCCTTCTGCAAGTAAGTCCCAAGAAGTTTGACCTGAAACATCTGGTCTATTTGAAGCAGATGATGTGTGATTTGTTTTTGCTCTGTATGAAGATGAGCCGTGTGATACTGCGTCACCAATTTTGTAAGCAGTAGATGTTGCCCAATTGTTTCTCCAATATAAACCTTCAACAACTAAATCCCAATATGAGTTAGTTGTACCTGTTGGTTCTTGACCTGTGCCATCAATTTTAGCCACGTAATAATGACCACCGTGATTGACGGTATCTCCAGTTTTATATGCTGTAGAGTTTGACCAAGTACCTGTGTTATTAAATCCTGTTGATAATAATTTCCAATCTGAAGAGTTGTTATAAGGAACAACATTGTTATTTGCTCTTTCAGCAACGTATTGATAACCGCCGTAGGTAACAATGTCACCTAACTGATAAAGAGTTGAGTTTGACCAACTATCTTCAAATTCTAAACCTGAAACAAATAATGTAAATTTAGTTTCATCTAAAGTTGTACCTGAAGATGTGTGTTGAGTTGTACATAGATATGTGTTTGCACCATATTTAACTATGTCATCATTTCTATAAGCAGTTGATGTTGCCCAATCACCTCTCCAAGCTAAACCAGCGGCAAATGTTTGCCATTTAGCATTATCGTCATATAAATCTGTTTGTGAAGTATGTCCTGTTAGACATCTGTATGTTGAACCACCAAAGGTTACAATGTCGTCAACTTTATAAAGAGTTGTTGACCCCCAATTTCCTTTGTACTCAAAACCGCCGGCCATTTTAGCCCATTTAGGAGTTGCGTGGTTTAAATCTGTGTAGAAGTCAGCGCTTGCTGTGTGATTAACTTTACAGACGAAAGCATTACCACCATAGGTAAGTACGTCATCTTTGATATAAGCGGTTCCGGTAGTCCAAGTCCCCTTGAAGTGAAACTTTAGTCTACCTAATACAAAATCTGCCATTGTTCGTTCCTATATTTCCTTAATTATGTGGTCCAGTTTCCAGTTGCACCATCTTTTGAGCTATACGTATATTCACTACCAATTCTTAATATCAAATAACCCTCATCATTTATAAAGTAAGTCGCCTTATTTTCATCAAAAACGTGTTGCTCATAGTTTCTAAATTTAGTATTGGCAAGTCGTGGGTCAGTTGTTGAATCATATTCAATAGGAATATCATTAATGTTATGACCTACTCCATATGGACCACTAGCATACTCCATTTCATTTGTTTGAAATGAACCAACAGAGTTGTAAGCAGTACCCTCACCGTTATCCATTTTAATAGTATCAGCACTATACCAATTTACTTTAGTGTAAGTTAAAAGACCATCATCATCACGTTTCATTCCGTGGAGAGCATATTCACTAGTAATCGTTTTACCATTTGCGTCTTTAGCGTTGTAAACCTTATTAATTACTAGTGCCATTAATATCTCCTAACTTAAATTCTATCTATATTTATAAAACTTTATTACGTTAATTCCAAAATTGATAAAAAACATTCCATATTAGATACATCACCATATATTCTAATTATGTCACCTGCCTCTAAATTTAGAGGTTTATCCATCTGTAAAGTGTCATTTGGTGGTACCTCACCATCTTTAATAACGTGTCTAAAGGTAGTGCCACCGTCTGTCGTAATTTTTATTGTTCCTTTTGAAGTACCTGAACTATTTAAATTTGATATCATACAAGCGTGAATAACTGCTTTTGTGCCTGCCGGACAAGTATAAATGTTAGCACTTGCCGAATCACCTACATTTAGAGCTGCACCTGCATTAATAAACGAACTTGCCATATTATCCTCCTAATGCAATAGCAAAAGCAACTGCGTCACCTTCAGCTGCTAAAGGGTCACCTGTAGCAGTACCATCTTTTGTTAAATTTCCAGTTGTGATTACATCACCTGATACGTTAGGTAATCTTACAATATTATCTGCTGTTGGCTCTACTACTCTTAATGTAGTTTCATAAGCGTTAGCAAGATATCCTTCAAATACTAAATCTGAACCATTTAAGACAATATTATTTGTAGTAATATTACCGTTAGTGGTAACGTCTTGTAAAATAACTGAACCTGCACCACCTAATTCTTTAACCGTCCCGTTTTGTAGTTTTGTATAAAACTTACCATCAGCAGCGTTCATAGCCAATTCACCAGTTTCAAGTGCTGATGAAGCCGGTATCTGTAATGGTGTAAATGAACGTTTTGGTTTAATTACGGTTGACATTATTTTCTTCTATTCTTAACGTTGTACTTAATTTTGTTTATTAACTTATCTTTTGTTAGTCTTCTATCTAACTCAATACCGATTTTTCTACCGATATCTTCTAATTCTTTTTTAGTCTTGTTTTGTAAATCGCCAACTCTAATTGTTGTAGATTTCTTTTTACCTGATAAATAATTTACTGGTTTTTTATCATAAGATTTTATGACACTATCAAACCATTTTTTTACTATACTAAACACTAGAACGACCCTCCATCAATAGTGCTAATTTCAACATCACCTGAAGTCACGTCAAAATTATTTGAATTGAATTTAGCAACACCAATATTTGAATTACTTGCTAATTCACCTGAAATAGTTAGTTTGTTTCCGTTTGCAACGGTATTTAATCCTTCACCCGCTAAAAATTCTAAAGTACCTTCTAATGATACTTGACCTTGAGTTGAAGTTTCATCTGTAAAGAAAATTGTAGGATTTGCTAATTTAGATGTTGCAATTGTGCCAGCTAACATAGCATTTGTAATACCTGAAGCTTTAACTCTTAATGCGTCTGTAGCAACTTCAATAGAAGAGTTATCTACTTCTACATCAAGTCTATTACCTGTTTTACTTAAAGCTGCACCGGCGTCAATCTGACCTGCGCCAGAGAATTGTGCCACATCTAAAGCAGTTGTTCCAAAAGTTGGAGCACCTGTGTGTGTAAATACATAAC